GAGATATGAAACAAACCCACCTGTTTTATATGACGGCCTTCAGCAAGGGAATAAGCCCCTACAAGATCCTAAATCCTTCTACCTGTGGTATAGGCATGACTCTAGATTCTTATTCTATAACTATGGAATCTTAACTCCTCTGATGTATTCTGGGCATCCTGATTGGCCTAACCCAGCAATACCAAGGTACTTTGAACCTAATTATCCGCCTGCTGGAAACATGTTGGATAACTATGGACCTACAATAATAATTGAGTTTCATATAAGTAAGGCTCTGAGTATCCCCATACAAACTCCTTTTGGTGATCTACATGTTGATCGAGGTTATTACCCTTACACAGTTGTGCAAACATTAATACCGTGGCATAGATTGAAAAACGATACAGTGGATACCATAAGGTTTGGAGTTAATGTCAGACGGTCAACATGGAAATTTAGTTCTCTAAGTTTCAATAACTCCATACCTTTATCTTGGATAGAAGGTGGAGGATTCCAAACTAACTCAATGAGACCCCTCTGGTTTGTGGATGAACAGTTTAGTATTAATCGTAGTTTTTGGATGGTGCATGGTGATCGCTTCGTGTGCCAGGCTAAGGTAACTTACTTATTCCCATACAATACCTATAATCCTGATTGGTTGTGGGGACCTTACAACTCTGTATATGATGTTACCTTCTGGTCTAATCCTATATTTTTGAAAGTCCCCTCTGATTTATAATAATTCTTTAATTCTCTAAAAAAGAGTATCTCTATATAAAGTAGGAGATAATGAAATGGCAATTATAAGAGGAGACCCACCTGATCCCGACAAGAAGAAGATTCCTATTGTTCTACCTAAATATTGTGACCTGTGGAATGGTGACACCTCTGCGCCAGCAGGAAAACTCTTTTTTAGTCCAATAGGAAGAAGCGTTAACCCTGCAACTATTGGAGCAGGGCAATCCCCTTTTGATGTAGAACCTAAGAACTCAAGAGAAGGTAAGCCTGAATATGATGGGGTTTGGTTTTATGACTGTAGTGCTATATCACTGCCACGTCTAGAAATTTTAAAGAGCGACATAAATATGTCAACAGGGACTCTCACGACGCGGACAGGTACATTAGGGCATACTCTTAAAGGAATAATAAAATTAATAAAGAAGCTCAACCAGATTCGGCCCCCCTGCACCGAGCAAGCGGTAAACGATGGGGTTGAGACACTAAGAAAACTTATTAAGGAATTAAGTAGGGTAGGAATCACCTTAAAGACTGCTGAACCTACCCCTGAATTTATTAGAACTAACTTCTGCGGGACGTGGCCCTCGGCGTACAATGTGATTTTGGGTGAACTCATGCAGGCTATGATGGAGCTTTTTCAACCACCGCACACTCTTCCTCATTTTCCCACGGTCCAGAGACCGTGGACGGGGCCCCCAGGGGATCTGGGAAATTGTAGGTGGGTATTTTTAGGGTATTACAAAAGAGGAAAAGCGCCTTCGGGTGGAGGCACACCCATAACACCTCCCTCCAACCCAGACCCTGCGGCCCCTAATATAATAGTAAGTGTCGTCCCTCGAAGCACGACAAACCCAAAGTCTTACTATGGACCTGGGGTAGTAGGAACTGCGGATTCTAGTCCACCAAATAAAAAATATAAATTAAAGAATACTAAAGGTTTGATAAAGTTGCCTTCTGGCAGCGACCTCTTCCTTGGCTGGTCGGGATTGGTAGCAGTTCGTCCAGCACTGACTAAATGGCCTGAATAAATTATTATTTAAATAGTAAAATAGTAAGTTAAATAGTGATATCTATTTAAAATAGGAGATAATGAAATGACAGTTTTAGCAGGTCCAGATCCCCTCCTCGGCCTACCAACGTATGCACAACTGTGGAATGGGGACACTAAGAAACCAGCAGGAGGGATTTTTATAAGCCCAATAGACAGTAACATCCACCCTACTCGTATAGGAGACGGAGCCCCTACTGATTCGATCCCAACGGGGCAACGGAGTACAGCAGAAGGTAAGCCTAAATATGATGGGGTTTGGTTTTATGATTGCAGTTCTATGTCTTTGCCTTCCTTCGATTTTTCTAGGCAAGATATTAAGGATGGAAGGGTTGTTACTACGAAGAAAGGTAGAATAGGGCATACTATGTTAGAAATAATAGAACTAATAAAAAAGTTGCTTCTGACACGGTGTCCCGTGTCGCTCCTTGATGATAAATCTATTAATCAGGCACTGCGGCTATTAAAAGAACTTAAAGATAAATTAAGGAAGATCGGGATAACTATTTCATTGCCCACTACACCTGATGGTCTTAAAGAACTATGCAATATCCGATCACCGTGGGCTGAACGCCTCCGCAGTATAAAAAACTCTCTAACGGAGATATTGAAATCTTCTGGAAAAAGAAATTTAAATACAATAATTAGACCTTGGGCACCAGCCCCAGGATTTCCAGGGACAAGCTATGGGAGAGATTGTAAATGGGTATTTTTAGGATATTGGAAAAGGGGCCGAATGCCAGACCCAACTTACGGGACGCCCCTATCACCCCCTGGTTCGCCAGGGTCCATGCCGTTCCTCGAATTAAAAATCGGGGTAGCGACAAGATTTGAACCTGTTGAAATTGCTAGTATCACAGGCACTAGTGAGTTAAATAACGGTAAAAAATATACACTAAGGAATCCCAAATCTATTTTATCCCTTCCTTGGTGGAATGGACCAGTTGGTATTGGAACCGTAAATCCATCGCTAGGAATGCATATCACGCCCCCACTACCAACTGGGCCATTCCACAAATAAATTATTATTTAAAAAGTTAAATAGTAAGTTAAATAGTAATATCTATATAAAGTAGGAGATAATGAAATGGCAGATCCAGCAGACACCCCAGCAACAAATGCACCCCTTATGAGCCCCGCAACTTCGGGATTAGTAACCTCGGGAGTTAGCTCAATCCCAGTGACTTTGGGTACAACGGGGAATTGGTACATACATACACAGAGCATAGCAGTAACTTATTTAGTTAATAATCAATACGATACAACTCTAAGTTCACCAGTATCATGTGGACCCCCATCAATTAAGAATAATTTTCTTCACGCTAAATGCCAAGTGCAGAGTACAGATATAATCCAACAAGGATATACGTATTCGGGGGAGAGTTTTATTCCACAGAATTTAACAATGATGAGTACTGGGGCGAGTGGTGGATTAGGAACTAGCGGCTCCATACAAACAACACTTCAAGGATATGTTAGAAAGGTTGCCGATACTGACGCTGCGGGTAACTTTACTGATCCACAGGGAACTTGTATGGAATCATTTGAAACTATAGTTAATAACCAACCTGGCCCTTATAGGGGGTCGTTAGATACAAGTTCTAATGCTAATTTCGTATTAAATCAAATTATTATAGAGGCGGGGACAGAATGTCTTACCTTTGATCCACTTCTGGTTCAAGTTTAAAAGGTTCTAAAAAAAATGCAAGATGACGGTGAATTTCGAGGAGCAACTAAGGCTGAGATACGCTTCATAAAGGATCAATTGGCCCAACTAAGGGCCGATTTGAAGGACATCGGAACAGCCTTGGCTTCTCTCCGAGACTTCAAAACTAAAGTTTTAGCGTATGCTGGGTTGGCAGCAGGTGCTGTAACCTTTTCTATTCAGTACATAATGGAGCGCGTTTAATAGGCGTGATGACTCATGGCAGACTCAATTGGATTCATTGCGGCAGTCGCGAGATGGTTTGGCAGTTCACCTGAATATAAACCCAAACCCAAAAAGAAGTCTGCCATCACAGATGCTATGGGACTGGTGGCTAAAGCCGAGGAACGCTTGGTGACGGTTGAAGAAGCTACTATTAACCTAACAATAGATGCCCTGAGCGCGGAAGATCGTGCTGAGTGGGAAGAGGAGAATAGTGAAGATGAAGAAGATTGGTTTTAGAATAATGCTATCTAGATTTATGATTCCGAGATGCGCTAGATGCTCTAAGGGGTGCTGACGACTATGCACCAAATCTAAGAGTAGTAAACCAAGTTGCACAATAAAGTAACCAACAACAAGCGGAAGCGACACAGGCATCAAAGAAAATATTACCTGTGGGCGAATAATAAGCTAAAGACAAAAATACGCCCACCCAAAAACCTGTACACATACTACAAGATAAGAGTCCACCTAGGAATTTAGACTTAGCTTCTACAAACTCTCTAATAGGTTTAAATATCTTAGATACAGATATTATTGTAGTAATCCCAAAACTTGCTAACACCCAATGAAGAAAATCCATGTTATATCTCCGCAGGTAACTTATGGGTTTTTATAAACGCCATTCTATTTTCATTCCATCCATCCCTACCAACTAACTCCCCTCGTGAGTGGTGAGCTATATTGATAGGAACCGTTACATTGGTCAACCCCTTTTCATAGGAAGAAAAGGTATAGTGAATATCATAAAAATCCCAAGGACCTTCTAAATATTTAGGTTTTTCTAATCCCACAGTTCTTAAAGTTTTAGCAGATGCAGCTAAAAATAATCCATCCAAAACTACAACTTTGCTTACGGGGCCGTAATATGTTTGATGAAATTGAGGGGAATCTTTGTCCTTATGATACACTTGCCCTGAATGGTGTCCATCTTTCCATCTCCCCTGTTCCCACCAAACGGCATCTTCCCCTAATAGTTTTGTTCCCGCTGGCCCCACAAAGCCATAACCTTCTGCGTTGGCAATCCCAATATACTTTACGATCTCTTCTGGGGTATTATTTATTTCTATATCATCGTGACACATGATGAAAATATCAGAATCATCAGGATTTACTTTATCAAAAGCTTTTTTATACCCAGAAAATATTGATTTCTGATTTACCATGAGTAGAACCTTTGATGGAACACTAGATAATTTAGAAACTAATTTTTGTGTAATAGGATTTAAATCCTTATTTCTAGTGCAGATTATACTGTATATCCTCATATTTCTATAATAGACTATGGAAGACAATATTTTAAAAGAATTTGTTAAATCAAGGGAAGATCCTTCCTATTTTATGTCTAATTATATAAAGGTAGCTCACCCTGTTCGAGGTTTAGTTCCGTTCAAATTGTACCCCTTTCAAGAGAGAATTGTAAACGACTTAGATGGACATAGATTTAATATATTAAGAAAGTTTAGACAGGCAGGTTGCACCACTATAGCTGGGGCGTATTCTTTACATTTTACTAATTTTAATAAACATAAAACAGTTGTGATTTTGTCTAAGGGAGATACAGAATCAACAGAGGTCCTAGATAGAGTTAAAATTATGCACGATGAACTTCCTAAATGGCTAAAGCAACCTATAGTAGAATCTAATAAGCATACTTTAAAATTTAAAAATGGATCTATTATCAAATCCAGACCTTCTGGTAAACAATCAGGTCGTTCTTTAGCAGGTTCTTTATTGATTATTGATGAGGCTGCATTTATTGAAAACATCGAGACTATCTGGGCTGCTGTTTATCCTATAATCTCAACAGGGGGTAGAGCCTTTGTTCTATCTACTGTTAATGGTATGGGGAATTGGTATCATCGTATTTACAAAGAAGCTGTAAATAAAGAAAATTCATTTAATCCTATAGACATAGAGTGGAGGGATCATCCCGAGTATAAAATACAGGAAGGATTTGATGATCTTTATAAAGAATTAGAATCAGTTGGGGTGGATGTTGAGGCTTGGGAAAAAACTACAAAAAACAACATGCCCTTTAAACAGTGGCTACAGGAGTATGAATGTGAATTTCTCGGAACAGGCGATACCTATTTAGAAGGAAGTATTTTAAAGAGGTTGGTTGAGGACGTAAATCCTGATTATGATATTAAGTATAATAATAGGATGCGCGTATTCAAACAACCAGATCCAACTAGACAATATGTTATTGGTGTCGATACCTCCTTAGGTAGGGAAAGAGATTACTCTGCCTTCCAAATATTAGATTGTTATAATGGAGAACAAGTAGCGGAGTTTTACTCTAATAAAACTCCTATAAATGAATTCGCAGAAATTATAGATACAGAAGCGTCTTTATACGGCACAGCCCTAGTCATGCCAGAGAGAAATACTATAGGTGAGAACTTAATAGACTGGCTCTTTAATATTTATGAATATGAAAATTTATGGATGGAAGAGGGCACAGATAGGATAGGATATCTAACTACAGCCAAAAATAAAGAATTTATGTTGGCTAAAATGGAAGAATTTATCAGAAAACAAGTAATTAAAGTAAACTCTAAAAGAACGGTAAATGAGCTTTTAACCTTTATTATTGATGATAATAATAAGATAAAAGCAGATGTTGGAAAAAATGATGATCTAATTATGAGCCTTGCTTTGGCTACTTTTGCCCTACATACATTGAGCGAGAATGATATAATAGAGTATTCGCAAATACCCCATAAGCAAGACATTCCGCTTGCGCCTGATTTATGGAGACGAAATATCTCTACGGCAGGTGGAGATATTACAGAAGAAGATTTAAAATGGCTATTGACAAAGACAAAAGAATAGATGAATTTGGATATACTACCTTTCAGGGATCGAAGGGGGATGGGGCTTCATTAAAGGGGGGCTTCCTTCGTAGATTTCTTGCTAGTTTCTTTACTAAAAAGGGACAAGCGGCCATAGCAGATGAGGATATCCAATCAGGAGAAGCTCAAGGCGATACAGTACGGAGCCTTGATGTTGTTAGAGAGCTACCTCCATTAGAGGGGTCTATTAATGACGATCCCACGGGGTTTACTATTTCAAAAAATGCCGTATCCCTCCCAAAACAGGAGCTGGATAGGAAGCAAAGGTATAAACGATATGAAGATATGGACGACTACCCAGAGGTAGGAAGTGCATTTGATATTTACGCAGACGATGCTACTCAAAAAAGTTCAGATGATCAAAGATGGCATATTAAAGTAGATTATGATTTTATTAAAGAAGAAGTTAATGAATTATTCGAGAACCTCAGAATAGATAAATTTTATTGGGATATTACAAGAAATACTTGTAAGTATGGGGATTGTTTCATTGAAACTATCTTAGATGTTAATAGACCAAAATTAGGTCTACAAAAGATAAAGGTACTAAATCCAAATTATATTATAAGAGTAGAGGATGAATTTGGTTTTCTTAAAAAATTCTTACAAGAAATACCTCAAAAAGGCACATCCGATCCTATTCCTGGTATGATTGATGATTTTGCCCAATCTAAATTTATTAATCTTGATAAAAATCAAATAGTACATTTCCGTTTATATACATCAGATCCTTCTTTTTATCCTTACGGTAAATCAGTAGCTGCGCCCGCTATGAGAGTGTTTAGGTCTCTCAGATTAGCAGAAGACGCTATGTTAGTTTATAGACTAACAAGAGCGCCTGAGAGGAGAATCTTCTATGTAGATGTTGGAAATCTTCCCACCTCTAAGGCTGAAATCTTTATTGAGAGATTAAAAGAAAAATTTAAGAAAGAAAAATTCTACAATAGTAATACAGGCAATATAGACGCTAGATACAACCCTTTATCTGCCGATGAGGATTTCTTTGTCCCCCATAGAAACAATAAGGGAACAAAAATAGATACATTGCCAGGAGCACAAAATTTAGGTGAAATAGAGGACGTAAGGTATTACAGAGATAAACTTCTGGCTGGGTTAAAGATTCCTAAAGATTATATTGTAGAGAAAGATAAATCCCCCGAGAGGAAGGCTAATCTTTCTCAATTAGACGCTAAGTTTGCAAGAGTTATTATTAGAATACAGCAGACTATAGAAATAGGTCTAGAATTGGTAGCCAAGAGACACTTAGCTCTAAAAGGCTTTGATGGGGCTTATTTTAAGAATTTAAAAATAAAACTTCCCGATCCTAGTGATATTTTCGCTAAAAGAAAATTAGAATTAGAAAGTGAAAAGGCAGGTGTCGCCCAAACTGTAATTCAGACAGGGTTATTTTCTAAGAAATATATCTATAGGCATTACTACGATATGAACGATCAGGAAATTGATGAAGTAGAAAAACAATTGGAAGAAGAACAGAAAAAGGCAGCAGAGCAGGAAGCTCAGGCGCAACAAGCTTTAGGGGGCGGTCCTGAAGGTGCTCCAGGAGCAATGCCTGGAGGTGGGGTTACACCAGAAGGACCGTCTCCTTCTCCTCCAATGTAAGATTTAAGGTAAAAAAGTAAATACTTGATACATTATGCAATATAGAATAGTAAATAATAAAGCAAGGAGCTATTAAAGATGTTAGGATATATTTTTGAGAATCGTAATAATACATTAAAATCAGTAATTAAAATTTCTGATTACCTAGGAAGATCTCTTAGAGAGAATGTTCAATTATTTTCTGTTGACTCAGAAACTAACAGAGCCTCCTTTGTGTCAGAGTCTGGTTTTGTTATTGATGGTAACTATACCATAGATAGAAAATTAATAACATTAGAGAACATAGAAGTGCAGGACAGCGAGATATTTGCTGACAATGAGCATTTTAATGATTTTATATCAGGTAGAATTAAGGGGTTTGTATCTAATCTTCATGAATCTGAGTACGCTAGTGCTGAAGATTCTTTTGATTCTATATTAAATCTATGGGAGACTAGACTTAAATTTACTGATGTTAAGAAGAGACTTGAAGATAAATCTAGATCATTCTCCCCATCTCAAAATATTCTTGAGACAGATGAATTTCAACAGTTTTTAGAAATAGCTCCCCAAGTAATTTCATGGTTAAACGAAAATATAGAAGAAATTTCAAATATACCTGAAATTAAAAATGCCGTTAAGCTCTCTAATTCTGTTGCACAGGCATTCGACCTCCCCAAGATAACCATGCAGAACCTCTCCGAGATGGACTCCATTTCCTTTGATTCAGGAACAAATAAGAGTATTTATGACATTATTTGTAGACAAGAACTTATTACTAAAGAAATTAGTGAGTCTAAGAAGAATTTTGATTTAGTTTGGGCTAATAATAAGAATATTAATAATTTATCGTATTTCTTATATAGTGGAGATAAAAATAAAATTTCTTCTCTCTTATCCGAAGCATTATGCGATGTCCCCTATCTTGCTTTAGCTACTAAAAAGCAGTTAGTGGAGACATTTACTAAGACTTTACAGTTAGATGAAAATTCAATAGATGTTCCCTTTTCAGAGAAGGATATTAAAACATTCGCCTCCGCTATCTTTGAAATGAAGAAACCAGTTAAAAAGCAACTTATTAATACAATTAATGAGAAGTACGGGGTCAATATTCAGAATCTAAAGGAAGTAGCTTCCTTTAGGGGCTTAGTAGAGGCTCAGATTGTTATTTTTGAATCTCTCTCCAGATTATCCCCTAAGCACTCTGTCATACGAGATATCCTTGGGAATGTCAGTACGATGCTAAAAGAAAAATCAGGAGTAGAATCTATTGATGTTAA